CCTCAGTTTCGGCAGGCTTTGCAGCCTCGGCTAGAATCGAAACCGACTCCACCACAGGGCTAATCGCTTCAACGAAAGTAGCTTTAAGGTCAGCAATAGCTGCATCAAATTCTTCTTTAGTAATAGACATAGCTATACCTTCCATATTGTCAGTTTCCACCACTTTTGTGGTTTCTTCTATTCTAGTGTAGCTTTCAAGGAGAGAAATAAACTTTCCCCCTGCTCCAGCTACTGTAACCACATCAACACTAGTCAAAGGATCTGCGACTAGTGATTCAATGATCATTCCTTTACGACCATCAGCTTCACCTGCATAGGCTTGTCCGAGAGCGTGGATTGATAAACCCACATCGCTAGCCATCTCTTTAATGATGGGAGCATAATGTGAGTAAAACTGTATGTCAGCATAAAGTGCACCTTCATTGAAGATCGCATCGCTAACTAATTTACCTGCTAGTTGGTGAACATCACGCTCAGGTCTATCTGAGGTTTCATTCATACTAGGGTGATTCATAAAAACTTTTGTTCCAGCCTTAAAAACTTCTGGGCCATATTTTGAAAGCATATCTGCGCCATAGTAGCCTGATGAACCCCAACCGGATTCAATAACTTTTACAGACCACTTGTTACCAGATGCCTGTGCATCAAACGCAACAGACTCGTCAAGCCTTAACATAGAACTCCAAAATGGGTAGGAACATTACAAAGTAATAATACCACACAGTATTAGAGGTTTTGATCTCTCAACTGGTTATCACCATTAGCTAAAGCACCAACACTTCCACTGTTGCCCTGTGAAGGCACAATACTACCTGCAGACTGTGCATCATTAGATTTAGTGTCTTTGAAGTTTAGATTATTTGGAATCATAATTCCTTCAGGTGGGGTAGATCCGGTTGCAGGAATATCTAGCAAATCAATAATTGCAGCATGGTATTGCTCAGGTGAAAGCACACCAGTTTCCCAAGCCATTGCAAGAGCCTGAACCATTCTGTGTGTAGGTTCAACTTCAATTGAAGGCCAAGTAATATCAATATCGTTAGGTGCGCCAAGGAAGCGAAGGATACGCTTGTAAAACAAAGACCAAACATGTTGGCGAGCTTCCATAGCTTTCATTGTTGGAGTATCTAGTGTCTGTGCGGTTCCATAAGCACCAGACTGGCCAGGGTCAGCAAGCAAAGCAACAATAGAAACTTCAAGACCAGCAGCAACCATAGATGCTAAAGATCTACCTGCATCAAAGTCATACCCGCTACCACGAGCAATAGGGGTTAGATCAGTGTCTGCACCCATCGCAGCTGTAGCACCAATACGAGCATCATTTGCAACAGCAACTTTAGCTGCAGCATTATTTACTCCAGAGCTACGCTTAGAAGAAATCTTATAAGCAAACTGTGCTAAAGCACGAGTCATAATAGAGCCATTCTCAAGGAACTCTCTATAAAGCTTTGACCAAGCAATAACAGGTAAAGCATCTGGCACACCAAAAGTCCAGCCAATATGGCTGTTGAAGCCTTGATGGAACATTACATAACCCAAATCAACTTGATCAGTTGTAGATGTAGCTGCACTAAAAATAGTTCTACTCTTACCAGCATTCTCAGGATAAGTATCTGTGTAATACCAGCGAGTAATAGTTTCCCCAGCACCATTAGCAATACTTCTATTCCAGGTTCTGCGAACAGCCCAAATAACTTCATTATTATCAGGATCAGTCATAACACCACTAACCTCAGAAAGTGGAACACGCATAAACTGCTGGTCAGATAGGCGACCTAAAACAAAAATATTGCCATCAGTATATGCACTAAGCTCTAGCTCTTCATAAGCGGCAGAAGAAAAAAGGCATCTCTCATTTACAGGATTATTAATCTTAGTCTTAACCCTGTTAGAAACTTTAGGCATAATGAATGAGCGACCCCAAACATATGATGAACGCAACTTGTAACCACGCTTAATAAGTGGATTACCTACTGAAAGCTCACGCAACTGGCGTGAAGCAATATGCAAGTTATTTAAAGAAACTCCAAGATCATTAGTATCTCCAGTAACTGGATTCCAACCTCGATCATCAAGCATCAAAGATATATTATTGAGTGCTTCAGATAATTTAAAATTTTCAGCATCTAATGCTAAAAAACGCTCATTTAACTCTTCAAAACTGATTTTTTCATCCATAAAGCATAGTTTAGCATAAAAAATAAAAACCCCAGCCGTTTGGCCTATCTTTTCAGATTACACAGGGACGGTTCTGGGGTCTTCGTGGACTGCGAGGAATTGCACCTCGGCAACTTCATATGAAGTACCTCTTGCTACTTTATCCATGGTAGTCAAGTAGCACAGTCCTATTCAGTAAGTCCCGTAGGAAGGCTACCTCGCCCAGTGCTCTGGGTGTTCCCGGGTGCGGTTTACTGAGTTGCAACTATTCCCTATGACAAAACAAAGGGCGGCGTTCCCTGCAGCTAGTTGCCATACTGCAGCTAAAACAATTATATCGGCATGCCCCTACGCTCATTGAGCTCTACCATCTCCCAAGGATCTAGCACAATCATGTCGCCAATACCCATACCTGGTGTAGTCAACAAGTTAGATATATCTGCAGCCGCATACACTGCAGCATCCAAATTATCAGGCGACTTTATGCCACGACTACGCATATCATCTTTAGACTCAATCTGAATCGCACCCTTCGGACTGAACTTATACTTAATCATCAACATTTCATCCAACAACTTATCATCATCAAAATCAACATCCAAAGAACCCTCAGCCATCTGCTGACGCAGCTGATCAAAATAAAGAGCCCTAGCATTCAACCAGCGTAAAGTATCTGGACTGCGGCCAGAACCAATCATCGCAACTACAGTGTAAGGCGCATAAGAATAACTTGAATGGTTTACCAGCATATCAATAACACCAGCACCAATACCAGAACCATCAATACGAACCTCATGTGCCCCAGTAGCTAAAGCTGCCGCGTGAATCCTGTCCGCAGTTTCCGTAAGAGGAACTTTATTCCACGAATCAAAGCAGCGTAAACGACCGCCCCGATTAGTATAAACACAGCTATAGTCGTCACCCATACGAGCAATATCGACCCCAAGAACACAAGGGATACTAGCATCATCCTGAACATTAGCATCAACCGCCTTATCTATCGCACTCTGCGTAAAAAACATTGAATCAGATTCATCCGGAAACTCCGCAAGAATCTTAGACTTAAACCTAGAAGAGTCAGCACCCCACTGAACCTTCATATCCTCAACCCAGCTAGGCTGTGGCAACAACTGTGCTAACTTCTCAGAAACTTTCTCACCAGTAAAATTAGGTGTATCCATTGCTGAAATAGTTAACTTATTCCAAGTCGGGTCGTTCCTCTTAAATATTTTACCAAAAGCAGACTGGTAATCGTCAGGGTTAGCGATCGCCAAGATCCTACAGTTATCTGCAGTAGTGTTAACTTCTGCAGCCGTAAAAATCATTTCAGGACAACCCACAGCCTCATCAATCAAAAACAAAACACCGTCAGGTCTGTGCAAACCCTGGAATGCAGACATATCCATGTCCGCAGGCCGGCGACCGAAAGCAACCTGCTTCTCAATAACTCGGCGATTCCCCTTCTCATCAAGGCCCTCAACCGGAACCTTCCACTCATCAGACTGAGTAATCTTGCCTGGCAAATTATGCTCAATGTAGTGTTTACGGATTTCTTCCCACAAAATTTTATTTACCTGAGCATAAGTTGGTGCAGTTGAAACAACCAAACTGTTTGGCCCACGAGTAGCAACCCACCAACATGCAGCCAAACCCATCGTAAAGCTCTTACCAGTAGAGTGAGCAGACTTCACTGCAGTACGCTTATTAGTCGCTAGCGAGCGTAACATCTCCTTCTGAGCCGAATATAACTCAGCACCCAAAACTTCTTCACACCACAAAACTGGATCATCATAATAAACAGCGAGCCGACTCTTGCGAGCAAGATCAGCTACAACTGAATCAATGACACCATCAATCATTCATGTGCCGCATCATAATCTTCTGGGCACTCAAAAAGTCGAAGCACATGAATACAAGGATCACTTTCCTCAAACTCGGCATGCTCTTCAGAAGTCATGGGAATAGTATCGTGAGTAGAGCACACTGTGCCACTAACCCACTTATTAGCCTTACCTACAGCAAGCCATTCATCAAAATCAATCATCTACACTACCATTTTCACAACTCGTACGCTACTAATTTCACACATCATCTTCATCTCCTCGGAAACCAATCCGCAACTCAGGGTAAACAAAATCGCTTACACTCTCAATGCTACTAGACAAAGCGAGCGCACCCCCTTGAGGTTTCGGACACTTATGCCTTTTACGCCACTGATTCAACAAACCCAACTCATCATCACGCTCCGCAGAAAAAGAAGCCCCACAAGAGCAAGACTCAGAAAGACTCATCCTGCTCACCCAAAATATCGTACTTCGCCTTCACAAGCCCCTCAGAAGCCAAAGAATCCAAAACCCCACGATCAACATCAGGATATTTACTAGCAAGTTCCCTCTTCATATAATCCAAAGCAATATCAAAAGCCCTACCCATAACCTTCGCCTGATGCTCAGTAACCTTCACCATATCCACATCAAGCTTCACCTTCTCACTATCCAAACGATCAGCAATAACACTCAAAGTCTGCAACATCAAACGAGCAGACTGCGGATCCTTAGAATCCAAGGCACCCGAACGCAAACTTTCTTTCAACTCATTCAGCTCAACAAGCAACAACTGCCTGCGCTCAAACTCGCTCCAAATATCCCGAGAAGCCAATAAACGCTTAATATGCATAATCGCCTGAGCTGCAGGAATGCCAGTCTGACGTTCAATCTCCTCACCAGACAAACCACCAGAAGCAGCCCTCAACAACAGCTCATCAAGCAGAGCAACCTCTTTACTCACCCAACAACCTATCTAACTTAGCCTCAATCGCATCAAGACGCTCACTCATCGCATAATACAAAGCATCAATCATTACCTGCGCAGAAGGCACAGGTTCAGAAGACTCAGGCTCAACATGCTCATCAGTAATACCCCTCGACCCTGAAGGCCTAGAACCCATAATAATTTCTGGCGAAAAATTTTCAAAACCTGACATTTACACAACCTCATCTTCCATGAAATCTTTGAACGCATCAATAAACACATTCACAATATCCCAAAGCTCACAATCAACATCACACTCAAAGAACATGTCGGCAAGCTCTACCCCCGAAACATTATCCGTAACCCTAGCCCTAAACACATCAACCCCATCATCAAACAAAGCAGGATCAAACAATTCAAGATCAACACGAACCAACCAGTGGCCCTCAATATTTACAATGAAAGAAGTCATGCTCCCATTATAGTCGAACAAAAATACGAAAAAACCCAGAAAAAACTCATACGGTTCATAGATTAGCTCCTAGCCTAAAACGGCAGATAAAGTGATTTCTTTACCTGCCGTCTAGGTTTGGGGTTTAGGCGGTGCGTAGTAGGCGCATCAAGGCATCAAAGTCCTTGGCGCGACCTATCCAATACAGCGCTGGGGCTGGTCTGGTTGCGTAGGCAACTAGGGCGCGAAGCACGAATGCCCAAGCGCGCACGCGGTCTGTCTGGTTTAGGCTGGTGTGGCTTGTTGCTCCCATTTGGCGGAACTCGATTGTCTGAACTGGGTTGTAGCCGTAGTTCTGGTTTTGGTGGCTTAGTCCTGCCATGTGGTTAGACACATTTACAGTCTGGTATTTGTGTCCGCGCGCTGTTCCTGCGCGAACTTCGTTTTCCATTTCTGCGGTGTGGTCTTGCGCGTAGTGAACTCCCGAACGCTCGGCAATTTTGTTGAGCACTGGGAGCGCTAGGCGGTAGGCGGTCATAACATTTGCGACCTGTGGCGCGGTTAGGTGGGCGCTTCCAATGTGTATGTGAATACCGCAATCGGTGTTAAAGGTTGCCTGATTTAGTCCCCATTTGGCTAATAGGTCTAATCCTTCTGGGTGTGTGTCGGTTAGTCCGCCGATGCTGGCTACTTCTTGATAGTCGCTTGGGCTTCCGTAGCAGTCGCCTGATCCGCAATCGTGCTCCAGTTCGTAGTTGTCTGGGTCGCAGTGCTCGCAGTCGCAATCGTGGGAGCAGTAGGAGCAATCGCAATTACACTCCTCGGAATTGGCGTAATCACTCTCGTCGTTAACGCTTCCGTCTGCTTGCCATGAAACGGAACTTGTAACGCTGTAAGTGTCCTCGCTTTCGGCTTGGGCGTGGACATTCGCCATCGTGTTGCTTTCGATTTCGTATCCCCATGTAAGGGCTGTTTCAGTGTTCCCGATTAGGGCGAACTCTTGGGCGAACTGGGCGAACTGCTCAAGTGTTGTCGGGGTTTCTGGTGCGTTGGTCATTTGGGGCTCTTTCCGTTTAGTTGGTTGGGAGCGGTTTGCTCTTAGTTCAATTATGAGGGTTAGGGCTTGGGCTGTCAAGGGCTAAATGGGACTTTGTTATAAGTTTGTTATAAACCGGTTTTGTTCGAACATTTGTTCGAATTAAGACCCGCGCACGACACGCCCGAAATGCGTAAACCGCGCGTGTCGCGACACTCCCGAAAAACATGAGTCCATGTAATCCGCGCGTGTCGTTCACAGGAAACTCTCAGGAAACTCTCAGACTTCCATTCACAGGAAACTCTCAGACTTCTCACAGGAAACTCACAGAAAACTTTCAGCCGGTTCACAGCCAGCGTTCAGCGGGCTATCAGGGTTAAAGTGCGAGTGCCAGCGCGATTTCCCAAACCAGCGCGAACCAGCGTTCGCGAATTCCCAAACGCCAGTTCCCAAATACCTGCCAAGACCAGCGCAAGTTCCCAAACTGGGAACTTGATGGCTTGATGGCTTGAGGGGTGCGTTCCAGCGTTCACATCGGCGCGACTTCCCAAATTGTTTAAATTCATCACTCTTAATAAGGAGCAGGCGCACACGCGTATATCACATAGTGAAGATCTTTGTCAAGTTTATTTATTTTGGCATTTAGCCTTGACATTGTGATGTTGTTGTGTAATACTTCTATTAGACGCAAATAATGGCGTCTGGTGGGGCAACCGCTCTCTCCGGTTTTTGGGTTTCGCTTTCGCCGGACTTGAGTATAGATTATGGTTGGTCTTGGTTGCTCCACCACTTCTAACAATCACTCGATTTGACAACCACCCAGAATTCGACTAGACTATATAATGTAATAACAATTCACAACTAACAAGAAAAGGACAAGGTGATGCGTATGTGTTCAATCGCAGGTTTCTCATTATCAACAAATTCAAAAATCAATACACGCAGGTTATCTCATGCTCTACTCGTAGAGATGGATGTTCGCGGTAATCAGGCTTCCGGCTTTGCTTGGCAGTCTAACGATGGCTCTGGCTTATTCAAAAACAATGTAGC